AGGCGCTTGCCTTTATCACAATCTCAGTTTCGTTGATTAGCACAATCTCAGTGTGCAATCTCCCATTAGGGTATTTGTCCCAGAAAGCAGCAATCCTGTCTGCCACCGGTTCGTATTCGTTCATGTTGAACATCGTTATCCTCTCGTAAATGTTAGGTAGGGTTTGCCAGCTCCGCGTTGTTGCAGCTGGACTATGGGAACGCCCTGGAACGTCCCAATTCTTGCGCCCTGCATTTCATCTAGGGCTTTGGCTTTGTATTTCTGTAGATTTTCTTCGGCTGCATCGAAAATCTGCTTAGCAGCCAGCAGCTCAGTGGCACATTCTAGTTCGTATTGCACGTCCTCAATGTCCGGAGAGATGTCTCTGATCGTCTGATAGGTCGAATCACTCCCATCGTGGTCGGGAGGCTCACCCATACTTAGCAAGCCCAGAAATGCGTTTACAGCGCCTTTAACATACTCCATAAGGGTTTCATCCCACTCGACTATAAACTGCTTCAAATCGCCACCTGTGACCGCTACGACTGTTGCAGGGTTTTTTAGCCCCGTCACATACTGATACCACAAAACCTGATACTTGTAATACTCAGGCAGCTCAGTCCAGTATCTACCGGTGTGCTTTATTTCAAGAATCGAGAGATTGCCTAGTTTGTCCTCGATTACTGCATCGGGGTTAGCGTGAAACTTGCTGTTCTCTGTGCTTTCGAAAGTCCAGTCTGCGTAGTAGATAGTCAAATTGGGGTTGTCATCGGCGTAGGCGCGAATAATACCTTCTTCCAGGTAATTGCCTAGCTTCATCCTCATAGTGGCTTCGGGCTGATCTAATGCCCCCACCTTTTCATACCACAGCGTTAGGCATGACTTGAAGGGAGATAGATTTAGTATCGGGGCTATGTCACTGCCACCGATAGAGTCCTGTCGCTGCTCCATCCATGCAGCTGATCCTGAAGGGTGTGAGCCAATAAGTTTGGCTGCGCCTAGTTTCTCAATTCGTTCTGCGATTTTGTCCATAATTGGACACTAGCAGATTTAGGGGACTTTATACGCCTGGAATGTGTGGCGGTTCTACGCCGTCGGTTACATCCTCAAATTCAATGTCCTCGAATTCGCCCTCTGGGTTATTGGGTGCTGTGTTCCTAGCTGCCATAACTGAGGCAAAAAAGGCAAGCGCTGCTGCGACACTAGAAAGAATCTGCTGTGACTGCCCTTCTGTAATAAAACCTAGTGCTACGAATAGCGGGACTAATCCTGCTGCTGCTGCGTAGATAGCTTTTCTAATTGCCGGTGTGAATCTCAATCTGCATACCTTTCAAGTAGTTTCTCAGGATCAAAAGTCCTGCCAATAAAAATGTGCTTAGGGGTGTCGCCGTAAGTAAGATGAAGATGGCTGCCCTTTGAACAAGCCCCACTATTTCCTACTGCTGCAAACCACTGGTTACCCTCTGCAATCTTAGTCCCCACTTTGTGCTTGCTCTTTTTCTTTAGATGAGCAAACCCTAGATACATAGGTTTCTTTTTTCCCTCATGCCAAAAGCGCAACACTAGACACCAACCTAGACAGTCGCTCCAAGTGTTTAGCACGATAGTCCCAGAAGCGGGCGCAGTAATCCATGCACCTGTCTTAGCACCAAAGTCCAGTCCCCTGTGAGGTGTCTTGCGCCTAGCAGTCTCCCCATAGCGAGAAGTAATGCTTGCTTTAGGCAGTGGGTATTTCAAATCGCCCTCACAATAAAAGCAACTACAGCACCAGTGATACCGGCAGTAAGAATAGACTGCATAACAGCATTGCTCCAATGGGCTTTTTCTAAAGCCCTAATGCGCTGCTCGAAGTCATCTAGCTTTTTCTCAATGTCAGACACGATTCTAAGGATAACAGCGGTATTGCTAGGGGGTCGCTGCTGTGTCATTACGCGCCAGTGACCGCTGCAATCTCAGCTTCAGTTAGTCCTAGAGCTGCGAGCTTTTCCTGGGCTGCCTGCTTTGCTGCTGCTAGGTCTGCTGCTTCCTGATCTCTAGCTGCCTGCTCTGCTTCGGCTTCCTGCGCCATTAGTTCACGCTCTGCAATTTCTTCGTCAGTTAGCGGGACTATGCTTTCACGCTGACCCTTTGGCTTGCTTAGGTCTACGATTACTTTTACTGGTGTATCTGCCATAGTTTTATTCTACCTTCTGTTGTTTATGAGATTTTGTAAAGAGAAACGACGCTGTATTGAAGCCAGTTAGTTCCCAAGTTAGGTGCAAGTCCTACCGCGTTGATAGCAGATGTATCGTTCCATTGCATTGCTTGAATAGAGCTATAGGCCCCTGTCGCATTGTCCTCTTGTGTGGTTTCTATTGAAATTGAATTAGCTAAACTTGCTGCATAATTTGAAATGTAAATACTGGTATTAGAAAAAGTATTTGAGGTTGAGGTTGCAGCATTAGCAGCATAAGCGATTAGGTTGCTAGAGGTTGAGGCACTTGAGGCGCTGCTGCCAGTTCCATACAATCTAACGACAGAGAAGTTGGAAGAAGAACTATTGAGGGTTATGTCGATGTTGTCTTGGTCTGCTGACCTATCTGACCGAATAGACAGCAATAGCAACAAATCAACGCCATCCTGCGGGATTGAAGTGAACTCTATTGAGGCTGCCCCACCTGCACCTACTTCGATTGTCTCGACTAATTCCATTGCCATACTTAGCTCGCTATTCCGTATAGGTAGAAGGTTGAACCAGAATTGAAAGTCGTTCCCTCAAATGTTACTTGCGTTATAGCCGAAGTGTTGGCCCAGCGACCAGCAACCGCAGCCACTTCAGCAGTCCCAATACTGTATCTGCTCAAATAGGACTTGTGTTTGTCTGTAGCCGAATAATCTAAAATTGTGAATTCGACAAGCGCCTTGCTTCCGCTATAACCTGTAAATCCAATAAATCTTGAATTGCTGTTATTTGAGCTGGTCGAGCTGCCATCGCCCTTCATCCGAACATAATAATAATTTGCGTCTGTTGTATCGCTGTTGAAAGTATTTGCAATAGAGCCGCCTGATGCTGTATTGCTTGGCTCAATGACGAAAACCAAATCCCTGTAATCCTGCGTGATTGAGCTAAAAGTCACTGAGCTTGCAGAACTGCCTAGCACTGTTGAATCTATCAAGGTGTAAGTAGGTGTAGCCATTATGCCCCCTTGATTCCGTATAGTGAGAAGCGAGAGCCAGCCTTCACATTATCATTTGTAAAAAATTCCAACTGGGTAATAGCGTCCGTAACTCCAAAGAGCTGGGAACCTAAGACGACTCGATTTATAGGGCCAACGCTATCAGTAACACCAGCCATGTGCCTGAATGTTGTGTTTTTGTTTGTATTGCTAAAGTCTAAAACATCTAAAATTCCAGCGCCGTAGGAATGAGTAGTTAGCCCATCCCTTGCCCCAGCAAAAAACATAATGCCATATTTACTATTAGCTGAGCTTCCTGCAGATGAAACTGAGCTTCCATTGCCAGTTAGATAGTGAACTGCAAGAAAGTTAGTATTAACGGTGTCATTATTTGCATAGTAAAAAATGTTCTGGTAAGCAATACTTGTGCTAGTTGACCTAACTGTAGAACGAATCTGCAAATGCTGATAATCGGCAGCTAGGGTGTCTAACCCTGTGAATGTAACAGAAGCGGCATCAGAAGTAAGCACCTGCGTTTCTAGCAGGTGATACGCTCCGGCTGCGCCTGTGGGGTAATCGAGAATTCCTAGTGGGATCAACATTAGGTAGTTAGATTTCCAATCAAGTAGTATTCGTTGCTTGCTGCACAAACAACAGAAATACCTACATACTGTTCTGAGCTTAGATAGTTTGAACCTGCGCTGTATAGGTTTACGCCGGTGTCGGGATCAAAGAGAATCTGTCCCGCTCCCTTTTGAATAAAGTCAATTCGCTGTCCTGCACTAAGCACGTCTGCGATTGTGATTGTTTCCTGAGAGGCGCTGTTTACAATAATTGTGCTGTTTGCATCCCCAGCAACGATTGTGTAGTCAGCAGTCTTTTCTGAAATACCTGGCTCTGGGATAGAAATAGCATCTACCCAAGCGCTCGAATCATACTTGACTAGGGTGTTAGATCCAGTCAAATAGGCAAACTGCCCATCTACCGGAGTTGTGATTGCAGCATCTCTAGCAGTAGCATCTACGAAAGTAGGAATTGACTGCTGCATTAGATACTGATTTAGCTCGCTCGCGTTTAGCGGCAGCCCGTTTACGAATACTTTGTAAGCCACTTAGAATTCCTTCCAAAGTTCTAGTGTAGTGAACCAATTGTTTACATCTATTGAATGACTTACCTTTGTGACTGTGTAGCTATCTGTAATCGCTAAGTCGCTAGTGGTGTAGTCAATGTTTATCGTTTCGCCAGGTGTGATCACAGCAGCGTGAGTCAAATTGCCTAAGCGGTCTATTGCGGGTGTTTCTACTGATTTTACCAGTCTTGTTGAAGTTTGGTTGAAAACAGCAGTTCCCCACCTCTCTAGTTCTTCAGTGTCTGTAGTGTCAATAACTGCATCTACAGCAAACTCCCCATAAAGCTCAATGCTGTCAGTGTTCTTGATTGTCACGCTAGTTGCTAAATCTGATTTCAGACTGACTTGCAAAGAGTTGAATACAGCATCTAAATCAGAAGCAACCTCGATGTCAGACATACATAAATGCTTTGCTTCCCCATGATTGTTGCCGATTGAATACTTGTCCGTAGGGTCTAATGTCGCTGGTCGTGGGATAAATACAAATTCTTCTGTCTCTGGGTCAATCCAGAACAGCCCCAATCCCACCTGAATAGCGCTGTAGATAATTACATTGGGGATAAAGTTTTCGTAAGTTGCACCAGGTATTTCTCCGGCAGTTTCCTCGCTTGCAGCGTTCATTGCTGTGCCAAATAGTTCCGCTATCTGCTCCAAGACCTCATAAGGGCTTGCCCACCCATCGGGGTATTCGATTGGGTCTGTTGTGTCAAATAGCGAAAGCCTAGAGTTTACTAGCTTTTTGAAGCTGTCAAAGGCGCTTAGTGTCATTATGTTCTTGCCCGAATTGGGGTCGTAACTAACGTCTAATGTATCTATGTAGCCCTTGTAAAGCGTGTAATCAACATCTACGCCATTATCTATTCTTACCCTGACCGGAGTCCCTGGGCGCATAGAAGAATTGTTGCTGGGGTCTATGGTGAGATCTTGCAGGGTCATTGTAGCTTGCGCGGGATAGGGCTGGAAGTAGAGGCTATCTTGCACATCCCCGCCCCAAGTTACATCTATGTCTGCAACACTACAATCGTAGTTCTGCCAGGTAAAAGCAGGAACAACATTGTCCCAAAGAACATCTGTGCCACCTAGCAAAGACTCCCCAATAATAAACTGACCTGCGCCACTTAGAACATCCTCGCCACCCAAAGTTGAAATGCCCAAGATAAACACGTTCTCAGACTCAATGGGGAGATAGAACTCCACCTTTAAGTCTGTGGAGATGTCGAAGCCTGTAACTACATCTGTCATTACAGCGCCCTAATAATTTGAACGCCTGCTGCCCTAATCGTCTTATTGACAGCGTTAGCAATGTCCTGACCGCTTGCTGTGGATTTCTTTACGACAATGTTGTTGTTTATGTTTATAGGGCTAGGCGGCGCGCTTCTAGTTGGCTTAGGTGCTTTGGGAATACCGCCTGCAATGCCCTCGCCTGTAGTTGTTTTCTTGGGCTGCT